ACATAATACATTTCAAGAGTTTGTGGATAGTAAAAACATTCCAAACTTAATCCTAGCTGGTGGACCTGGGGTAGGTAAGACTACCATAGCCAAGGCTATGCTAGAGCAATTAGAGTGCGATTATATCGTTATAAACGGTAGTCTATCAGGTAATATAGACACGCTGCGTAACGAGATAATGTTGTTTGCTTCTTCGGTAAGTTTGTCTGGTGGTAGAAAGTATGTCATACTAGATGAGGCTGATTATTTGAATCCTAATAGTACCCAGCCTGCTCTTAGAAACTTTATGGAAGAGTATAGTTCGAACTGTGGATTCATTCTTACTTGTAATTTTAAGAATAGAATTATACAACCATTACATTCTCGTTGTAGTGTAATAGACTTTAAGATTAATGGAGATGCACCACAGTTAGCATCTAAGTTCTTTAAACGTGTTGAAGTTATTTTAAATAAAGAAGAGATTACATATGATAAAAATGTAGTAGTAGAACTTATAACAAAGTTCTTTCCAGACTATAGAAGAGTACTAAATGAGTTACAAAGGTATAGTGTATCTGGATCTATTGATAGTGGAATACTAACTAACTTATCAGATGAAAATTTTAAAGAGCTTGTTAAACATTTAAAGAATAAAAACTTTACTGACATGAGAGGATGGGTTGCTAGTAACTTAGATAATGAACCTGTTGTATTGTTTAGAAATATATATGACAATGCTTCTCGTGTAATGAATAAAAGTTCTATACCTCAACTAGTATTAACTATAGCAGACTATCAATATAAAAGTGCCTTTGTTGCTGACCAAGAAATAAATATGGTTGCATGTTTAACACAACTAATGGCAGAATGTGAATGGGTATAAAAAAAGTTGCAATAGTAGGTAATGGTATTGCTGGTATAACAACAGCATACTTTCTTGCTAAGAAAGATATTGAAGTAGATATCTATGACAAGAATGGATCAGTAGCACATTATCCTGCATGTAGTTATCAGAATGGTGGACAGCTATCTGTATGTAATTCTGAAGTATGGAACACATGGGACAATGTCTTTCGTGGTATGGGATGGTTATTTAAAAAAGATGCTCCCCTTGCATTGAGACCTGACATTATTAGTTGGAGTAAAATTAAATGGCTAGCTGGTTTTGTTGGTGCAACAATGACAAACAGCTTTGAAAAAAATACTCGTAAGACAATCCAGTATGCTTTAAGATCAAGAGAGTTACTTTTAGAACTCGAAGATGAGATTGGTATAAGGTATGATCAACAAAAATGTGGCATAGCTCACATCTATCGTAATGGTGCATCACACAAACATGCTCTACATAATATACAAAGATTTCAAGATACAGGATGGGATGTAAAAGACTATCCAGTAGAAAAATTAACTAACTTAAAAACAAATGGCATAGTAGGAGCTACTATGTGTGAAGATGATTTTGTTGGTGACATTAATTTCTTTTGTACTGAACTATATAATCATATCAAAGCAAAGTATGCTGTAACAAAGTATGAGAATAATGTGACACGTTATCAAAACAGTGAACCTGGTAACGTAGGTTTGGATACTTTAGCTAGTGAGTATGATGAAGTAGTAGTTGCTGCTGGAGCATGGACTAGTGAACTTGTACCACAGTGTAACATATATCCTATTAAAGGTTATACAGTTACAGTATGGGACGAAAGTAGAAGTGCACCAAATTATTCTATAGTAGATGACGGTAAGAAGATTGTTACATCTACATTTAGTAATGGAAGATTTAGAGTAGCAGGTACAGCTGAACTAGCTGGATTTGAACAAGGTGAACCATGGCATAGAATAAATCCATTACTAGATTGGATAAAAGATTATACAAACATTGAATATGATGGAGTAGCTAGACACTCATGCTTTAGACCTATGACACCTAACATGTTGCCTATAATAAAGAAGATAGATAATGTGTGGGTAAATAGTGGAGCAGGCCATCTTGGATGGACTATGGGTATGGCATTAGCAGAACAGATAGGTAACAAATTATGAAAAATAAAATAAAAAGAATACATGTTAACATGCACCACATAAGATATAATAAAAAGAATGAAGTTAAGAAGCCTGTGATAACTTGCAAGACAGGTGGAAAGAATATCTATGGTGATAGAGTTAAAATTATGGGACCAAGTGAAGTTATATACAGTCCTGATAAACCATTGTCCTGCGGAGCTAAAGTATGGGTTGAGACTCATAGTGAAGTTCTAATTACATGAAGCCATTTGATTATATAAACTCAATCAACTATAGTAAAAAGAATCTTATGAGGAACTCAGACAATGATGAATTAGCTGAGTCTGGATACGTACCATTCTTAACTAATAGATCATTATCATACTTCACAGATACATTATTTTATGCTAATGAAGTAAACCAATTTCACCATACAGATCACAAGCTCCAATATGAGTATCTCCTAAATAGTGTCAGACCGAAAAAAAGGTTTGCGAAATGGGTTAAGACTATGGATAGTGATGATTTGGAAATGGTTAAATTATACTATAACTACTCTACAAAAAAAGCACTTCAGGCTATAGCCATCTTAACCCCTTCAGAACTTGACCACATAACTAGAAAAGTTACTAGGGGAATAAAACATGAGCATAATTGATACAATGGTTGAGGTTGGCCTCAAAGAAGAAGAGGACTTTCTTAAAGTAAGAGAGACCCTTACTCGTATAGGAGTAGCCTCCCGTAAAGAAAAAACACTTTATCAGAGCTGTCATATTCTCCACAAGCAAGGAAAATATTATATTGTACATTTCAAAGAGCTGTTTGCTCTTGATGGAAAACCTACTATGTTTTCTGATGAAGACAAAGGTAGAAGAAATACAATAACAAATCTATTAGCAGAGTGGGGCTTGATAACTATTAATGATATCAACTCTACAGCAGAACCAATAACACCTCTCAGTCAAATTAAAATAATATCACACAAGGAGAAAAGTGAATGGAACCTTGTGGCAAAATATAATATAGGAAAGAAAAAATAATGGGATTTTTTAAATGGATGTTTGGACCTAAGCCAGCAGTGAAAAAAGTAATAAAAGCTAAACCAGTTACAGCATTTACTGCTACAGTACCAAAGAAAGTAATAACAAAAACACAAATGTTGAATCTATCTAAAGATCAATTAGAACAAATAGGTAGAGAGAATGGTATTGAATTGGACAAACGTAAGACTAAAGCAAAACTAATAGACATCATACATAAAAAACTTATAAAGAATTCAAAAAAGTAATAGCACATATACCAAAAGCTGTTGACTTCTTAGTGCGGAATGCAGATATATATTAGTGAGGTTGCCTTATGGAATCTCATTAATATTAACTCGCTTTAAAAGGAGAACGACAATGGTTTTACATAACCTAAATTTTGACCCATTCCACTCACGCACTGTAGGCTTTGAAAAAATATTTGATCGCTTAAGCAGGATCGCTGAATCAGAAGTTCATACACCTTCCACATATCCCCCATACAATATCCACCGCAAAGGTGATGATAAGTTTGACATTGAAATTGCTGTCGCAGGTTTTCAAGAAGAGGAACTAGATATTGAGTTTAAAGATAACGAACTTACCATTGAGGGTAAGAAAAAAGAAGACAAAGAATCAGATTACGTCCACAAAGGTATCGCTAATAGGAGCTTCAAGAAAGTCTGGCACCTTGAAGACCACACAGAAGTTATCGGAGCAAAACTCTCAAACGGATTGCTCTGTATCACTTTGGAAAAAATTATTCCTGAAGAACTAAAAGCTAAGAAGATAAAAATTAATCAGAAACAAGAACGACGAAGTAGCAAAGAGCTCTTGCAAGAGGGCAAAGCATAAACCTTTCAGAGGGCTCTTCGGAGCCCTTTTTTTATGTGTTGACTACCAAATAGATATATGTGATGGTAGACTCAAATATGAAGGAGCAAATTATGAATACAAAACAATTAAGAGAACAATTAGAAATAGACGAAGGAGTTAAATATGACATTTACAATGATCACCTCGGGTATCCTACTTTTGGTATCGGTCATCTTGTTATTAAATCTGACCCGGAACGTGGACAAGAAGTTGGGACTGCCGTCTCGAGAGAACGAGTCGCAGAAGCATTCGAGTCTGATGTAAAAGGAGTAATAGAAGATTGCAATAAATTATATAATGACTTTGATGAGTTGCCAGAAGAGGCACAACAAATTATAGCGAACATGATGTTTAATATGGGTAGAACCAGATTAAGTAAGTTTCGTGGTATGAAAAGGGGTGTTGATGCTAGGGATTGGGATGCTGCTGCTGATGAGATGGTTGATAGTGCCTGGTATAGACAAGTTACTAATCGAGCTAATCGTTTGGTCCAAAGAATGAGAGGCATAACCTAGGAGAACTTAAATGTTTCCTTATACTGAAGAGGAAGCCGACTGGCTTTCGGGTAGGTAGGTTATAAGGGGTGGACATAAAGTCTGCCCCTCGGTGATAATAAATTTAATGGAGAAGAGATAATGAAGATAACAATTAGTGCATTAGTCTTAGGACTATTTTTAATCACACCAACACTAGCACAAGAACCTAAGAAGAAAGGGTTTAGTACCCTTCCTGGATTCAGTGCTGGCTATAGATATTATTATGATTTAGATGAAGATGAGAAAAGTAAATTAAGATTGTTTGGCAAATATAAACAAAAAACTGGTAACGCTATTAAATTTGGTTGGGACAAACAAACAGGAAGAAATTTAAATGATTGGAATGCAGATGATGATGGTGTTATCTTTTTTGAACAAGAGTTTAAATTTTAGTTGACTTCTATCCTATAGTAGGTGATATTATATTATGAGTAAATTTTGGACAAATGTAAGCCTTGACAAGAATAATTTAATTGTTAGAGGTTATGAGAACGGTATGGAATATCAGAATCGTATTCCTGTTAAGCCACATCTATATGTAGACGATCCATCTAAACAAAGTGAATGGCGAACCATTGAAGGTAAGCCTGTTATTAAAAAAGTATTTCCTAATGTAAATGGAGATCCTGAAAAGAGAAGACGAGATGGATTAAAACCTGATGGTGTACCTGAGGGTATTATGGCATGGAGATCTAGGAATGCCTCTACTCTGAATATGTATGGTCTGCAAACATCTAAGTCATGGTACTATATTTACTATGACTATCTTCAAGAAACATATCCTGATGAAGTTAAGTATGATGCTTCCTTAATGTCTGTAGCTAATATAGATATAGAGGTTGCTGCTGATGAAGGCTTTCCAGATCCTGCACTAGCTGAAAAACCAATTACTGCTATTGCTGTACAGACTGGTAAGAAAGTAGTTGTGTTTGGCTGTGGTGACTTTACACCTCAAGATCCTATGCACAAGTATTTTAAATGTAAAGATGAAAAAGATCTTCTAAAAAAATTCATTGATGTATTCAGTATACTAAATCCTAATACTACAAAGAAAAAGAAAATCTTTATAGGAGAAGTAACAGGAACGTGGCCAGATGTTATTACAGGATGGAATGTTGAATCGTTTGATATACCTTACTTAATTAATAGAATGGTTAGACTATTTGGCAATAGAAATTTAGCCAATAAGCTATCACCATGGGGTAAGCTAGATCAAAACAGTCGTATAGAAGCTATGACTGGACATAAAGGATGGGATATTATTGGTATTAGTATTCTTGATTATCTTGCTGCTTATAAAAAGTTTACCTATGCACAGCAATCAAGTTACTCTTTAGACAATATTGCTAATGTAGAATTAAAAGAAAGAAAACTAGACTATAGTGAATATGATGGACTGATGGGTCTGTATAAAAATAACTATCAAAAGTTTATTGAATATAATATTAAAGATACACTACTTGTACAGAGACTTGATGATAAGATGAAACTATTAGAGTTAATGTATGCGATTGCCTATGATGCTAAAGTTAATCTTAATGATGCATTTACTTCTGTGAGGTTGTGGGATGTAATGATAAACAATTACCTTGCTTCTAAAAAAATAGTTGTACCAAAAGCTATACCTCAAGAAAAAGAAAGAAAAAATGTTGGAGGGTATGTTAAAAATCCTCAACGTGGTATGCAAGAATGGATAGTCTCATTTGACTTAAATAGTTTGTATCCTCATTTGATTATGCAGTATAATATTTCACCAGAAACTTATAGAGGTTTACATCCAGTAAGAACATCAGATGCTGCATGTGATCAGTCAATTGATGAGATACTTGATGGTGCATATAATAATATAGACAACCCAGAGGACAATACAATTGGTGGCTCTGGTGCAATGTATACTAAAGACTTTAGAGGCTTTCTACCTACACTAATGGAAAAGACATATGCTGATCGTGTAGTGTGGAAGAATAAATTAAATGAAGCTAAAAAGTCTGGTGATGAGAATGAGATATCTAGATGTGATAACATGCAGATGGCTAAGAAGATTCAACTTAACTCTGCTTATGGTGCTCTTGCTAATCCATTCTTTAGATGGTTCAAGTTAGAGTATGCTGAATCTATTACAGCATCTGGTCAGCTTTCTATTCGTTGGATAGAGAAGAAGATTAATGAATGGATGAATGTTAAACTTAAAACAGATAAAAAAGATTATGTAGTAGCTATCGATACTGATTCTGTTTATGTATCAATGAAGGACCTGGTCACTGAACCAGAGAGAGGTGTTGAACAACTACACAACTTCACTACCGATACCTTTGAACCTTTAATTAATAAATGGTATGCTGAACTTGCAGAGTATACTAATGCATATGCACAACGAATGGTAATGAAGAGAGAAGTGATAGCTGATAGAGGTGTGTGGACATCCAAGAAGCATTACGCTCTTAATGTATGGGACATGGAAGGCTTTAGATATAAAGTACCTCAACAGAAGGTGATGGGTCTTGAAGTGGTTAGGTCGTCGACTCCAAACTTCTGTAGGGTGGCTATGAAATCTGCGCTGAGGATATTGCTGAACGAGAATGAAGCTCGCTTTATAGAGTTTATAGAGAACTTTAGAAAAGAGTTTTTTGCTCTACCATTTGAAGATATAGCTTTCCCTAGAGGAGTATCAGATATTGCTAAATGGCAACAAGAATCGCATAATAGGTTTCTTATTAAAAAGGGATGTCCTATTCATGTTAGAGGATCTATAACATTTAACAATATGCTATTAGATCATGATTTAATAGGAAAGTATGATTTAGTAAATCAAGGTGATAAGATAAAATTTGCATATCT